ATCAGTATTGACGCTGTATATTCTTGCTCTTTTTTTATATTTATAGGAATCTACAACAAATGGAACAGCATACCAATCCCAAGTCATTTTTCCCCAATATTTAATGTCTTTTCTTTTCATTTTCTCTCTTATAATTATTTGCTTTCACCACTATTGAATATTAACTCTTTCAATATATCATCAGCCCATTTCGCAATCCTTTTAGCCAACCTATCGATTCGTTCACTATGGGTTTCATCTATAATTCCATTAGAATATTCCTTTATATCCCATAATTTTTCTACAAGCTCTCCTGATACTCCTGTTTTGTTTTTCACTGAATTAAAATCCTCTTTGCAATAACCACATTTCATTTTTTCTTCTCACATTTATCAAGTTTATCAGATATAGAAAGCAAAAAGTAAGTTATACCGACAAGCAACACATTGACAGATAACAATAATAATTCCATTAATTCTTCATGAGTTATTGGGGGTTCTTGCACTTTTCCCTCTCTCTGCACGGTTTACATTTTGTTTGTAGTTTCTTTTCCTGAATGTTGTGAAAATTCTTACAACCTATTACCGAGCATGGCACATGATTCACACTCGGCTTTCCTGTGTAATGTTTGTTTTTCAAAACGGTAAATCTTCGTCTGATTCTGCTGAATTAGGCTGTGTTGCTTCTGTATTCTTAGTCTCAGGCTTCCATGTATTCACTTCTACATAATGAGTTTTGCCGTATTGGTCTGTTTCTCGCTTCTTACATACTTTCAATTTGATAAATTTCTCATTATTGTATTCAAATATTTCATCTTCACATTCTTTGATTTTTGATAAATTAATAGTTATTTCTACTAAATTACCATCAAATTTTTCAATTCCTGAACCGCAGTAAATTTTATCTGCCATTTCGTTTCTCCATTATTTTCTTTATTTGAGCAATTACATCCATTGAAAAAGTCCGCTCAATACTTTTTCCATGCCTTTCACATTTAACTTCACCAATCTTCACCATGTAATCTAATTGATATGGCTTCAATTCAGGTATTGCTCTTAATATGTCATTCTGTTTAATTCTCATATTTTCCTTGTTTCCATTAATTTCAATTTACTATTATTGTTGTTATTATTGCAAACATTAAAATAATGTTTTTTGTTTGGTCATTAAGTCAATTCTATACTTAGCACTATCAAAGTATTCTTTATCAATCTCAATTCCTGTTAAATCATGTCCTGCATAGTGACAAGCAATAGCAATACTTCCTGAGCCAAGATGGGTGTCAAGTATTTTGTCACCCTCTTTTGCATAATTCTCTAAAATCCATTCATATAATTTTATAGGTTTTTGTGTTGGATGTATTTTGTCTAACTGATTAGGAGTTTTATCATATTTCTTTGCACTACTAAAAAATGATGTCCACGCCATCTCATATTGAGCAAAAGTGACTTCCTCGCTAAAACCTTTATCCCACATCAGCCAACAAGGACTATTTGGTAATAAATTTGCAAAATAATTTCCACCCCATATTATTTGATTTTTAGAAATTCGCAATAATTCAATAAAATATAATTTACTCGGAATTTTATTATCCCAAACCACTTTCTTATGTTTGCTTGGCTTCTGACCTTTTCTTCTCCCCATATTATGATTTATATTTATCCCATAAGGAGGGTCAACAATAGCCAAATCAAATTCATTGTCCTTAAAATCTTTCATCACTTCCATACAATCTGCATTAATTAAATTAATCATTATCTACCTCCAATAATCCACCAAATAAGTTTTCTACTTTACCCCTGCTATTATCTTGGTCTATAATCCCATTTATAACCCCTAATTTCAATTCTAAGCCACTATCTATTGAATTATATACATTACGATAGGCAAAGTGTATTGCAGAGCCTACATCCTTTTCTTTCATGGTGCATAAATTTTTCCAGCCAATGTCTTGAACGATAGCATGAGCAATTTTAGTTTTAAATCTTGGTCTTGAATAAACTCCATATCTCAATACGGCACTTAGAATATCCTCTTTTGCTTCATATTCAGGAATTACAGGGTCTTTTAAGGTTTTAATTTCTTGGATTATTTTTGATGCAGAAATTTCAAATCTATTTAAATCACTATTAATCATCTGAACAATTGCTTTCTTAACTTCAATATATTCATAATTCTGTAAAATTCTATACCATGTTTCTGCTACGGATTTTTTTAATTCTATGTTGTAGCAATCAAATAAGGTCTTTAACAATGAGAAAAGTTCTTTTTTAGTCATCTAAGCAAAACTTTCCTGTATCTGTTTCGTTGATCCACTCATCCACCCAGTCATATTCTTTCTTTTTAATCTGAATATTATCAAACTTGCTCATTCCATTTTTACCTTTTTTCCTTAATCCAACTAAGGAAATTATTTTATCTTGCCAAAATTCGTCTTTAACGGCAAATTGAAGTTTACTGTGTATATCTTCCATACTATACCCATCAATACGGATTAACTTGTCAATTACCTGAATACTATCATTCACTAATTTATCAGAAGTTTTATAAGTCCTTAATTGCTTCGGATAATTTTCATATTGGAAATTATAAAAATGAATAACTAATTCTTGTATCTGCTCCAAATTTTTAATTTGAGGGGTATTATATAATACACTTGTTTCTTTATCATTCTTTACATTCTTATCATTCTTTACATTCTTTACATTCTTGTTTGTTATTGCTCGTTTATTGTTTGTTTGTTGCTCGTTTATTGTTTGTTTATTATCCGTTTGTTGTTTGTTTATTGCTTGTTTATTGCTTTCATCTCCAACCATTTGATATTTATCATAGTTCTCGACGATAATTCTCGTAAATCTGTTTGTCGTTTGTTTATTGATTTCGCCTGTTTTTAATAATTTGCTTAGGGCTGTTGATAGTTGCTGTGGGGTTAATCCTGTTTCATCTGAAAGCGTTTTGATTGAAGTAATAAATTCACCTCTACGGATTATTTCACCTTGCCATTTCTTATCAGCATGGTTTGCTCTCATAATAATATATAAAAATAATCTTGTTACATTGTGATTATCCCACCATTCCCATTGTAAAAATGCTCTGTGTAGTTTAACCCATCCTTGATTCTCTTCCATTATAACCTCCGTTTTCTAACCTTGTTGGTTAAAAAATAGCCAAGACCTACGAACCATGATACACTTTGGAGTGAGGGTGGCATTGGGCATTTCTGCATCCAATAATCTTGGCTAAAATGATATAAGTAAAGGTTTTGTATCATATTCGTATTGATAATATACACCTATCTGATCGTTAATTACAACGGAGTATTAACTTCATAATTAATTCCCCGATGGTCTGCATCCATTTCTGCGAGGCTCTGCTTTACTGCCTCTGCTCGTAAGTGTCTTTTTTTATACTTAGACCCCCGTAAATCAGGGTGTATTTCTTGTAACTTTCTTCTGCATCTACTGACTGATTCAAAAGATGGTAATTTACCCTTAGCAATTAATTTTAATAATGGTAGGCATTGACTACGAAGTGGCTCATGCAAAGTATCATACCAAATCCTTGCTACGAGGAAATTGTCACTATCTTTACAATCTTCATAATTAATCAATGCCTTTTCCACTACATTTTGAATGTTTTTATTCATCGAGCCGTTACGCTCCATTTTTCGATAAACTCCAACCATACAGGTAACTCAGCTTCATCCTTGTATTTCTTTTTAATTTCAGCTCTATTATATTTCATTACAGATTCAGCTAAGTCTTGTTTTATTAAGTCTTTATCCCAATCAGGACTAATGTTTTTCTCATCAATAACCACACTTTCAGTCCTGCGAATAGAATAATTATACTCATCCGTTTTTAACTTGGTTTTATCTGTCTGCATTAATACAGATGTTTGACTTTCACTAATCCATTTAATCGTATTAGACAAAGCATTCCGTCTTTTCTTATAGTGATTTTCCTGTGCTTTTAAATACTCAATTTGTCCTTTTAAATATCTTTTCAAGTTTTCGTATTTATCTAATTTATCATTCATGGCTTCTGAATTAGAATTTAACAAGACTTCTATCTCAGGAGTAACTTCACCACCTGCTTCAATAATTAAGTCCTCTAACTCGTGAAATTCAGCAATTAAATCATTTAGTTTCATTTCGCAAACCCTCCATAAATGCTTCGTCTTGATTAAGTATTTTAATTAATTCACTTTTTATCTCATCTTTAGGTAGATTGTCTAAAAACAATAATAGACTTTCAACCCTGCCAATAATTACTCCGTTCTGTCTTGCATATTTCAACGCTAACTTTGATGAAAAATTTTCCATTATTTTTTATCCTTTATCTGTTTTAATTTATTAATCATTTTTTTAGCACCATCAACGCTTGGCTCACCTAATAACCATTTTTGAGTTTTCTCCTCAATATCAATATCCCCAATTTCTGCAACTAAGTCATTGATGATGATTGTCTGGTCAACAGTCATTTTTTTTGGTTTTGAATAATTAGTATGTTCAAATGGTGCTTTACCATCTCCTGAATTATCCATTGAATCAGCATCTTTTGTATCATCAATAGCGAAAAGTCCGTTACAGGCATACTTTCGTGCGTAACTTGAACAACTGCCCGATAATTGACTTGCATCCATTCCTGTCTTATT